TTTTTCTAACCATACATATGTATGGCCGCGCAATGCTCCGTCGAACGGATCTACCCACGGGCCGCGCAGTGCAAATAGCCCGGGGCGTATCAAGTGCAAGGTGCCACCATAGGCTAGATTATTCCTAACAATTTCAATTGCATGGCTGTTTTCTCCGAGCGTTTCTACATAGTGTGCCGCGGCGTGCGTCAACTGCGGCTGAGTTCTTATCGAGATGTGCGGTACAACAATCAAATTTCTTTTTGGATAGTAGACTGCCCTTGCCCCTGGCTTCACCCAGATCTGCGGCAACTCATTTTTCAAAATGGTCTGGTTTGCGTTCGGTGTATATCCCTTCAGAGCGGTGAACCACATTCGTCCTTGGTCCTGCTGTATCAATCCTTCCATTCCGGAGACATCCGCATCTCCAATTTTTATCTGCTGTTCGTCCATGCCATCCGTCGACGACATGTCGAAATAATTGATTACATAAAGTCCAATTTCTTCCTTCGTTAAAGTACGTCCGGCTTCGGCCTGCGCGTCTGCTATGTTGTCTGTAATTGTATCTCGTACGTGCTCCATTCTAGAATCAATTTGCGTTTCGAGTTCTATTCCCTTTCTTAGTGACTGCGGTCCCCAATTTATTTCATTTCCTGTCCATTCATCGTCAACTATTAGTCTGCTCTCTAATGCTGACAGATACGCTTGCGTTGTTTTGAACGCCACCAGTGTCATTGCTCTGTCTTGCAGTTGCTTAAAAAACTTCTCTGATTTGTACGGCGCTAGTTTCCATTTTGTTCTCAACCAGTCTGCGTTCTCGTCGTACCAATCTATAAAGTTCATTGCCATTCTATTTTACTCTCCCAAAAAAATTTCCTGTAGTTTCTGTTCTGAGTCTGGTCCTAAATGCTTATTTTTTATCCATGACATCGATTTTACTTTATCGTTTTTTGATCCAAGTATTACCCACTCGTCTTCGAATTTTGTTCCTATGCCGGTCGCGTGCAGTCCATATATTCTTTCGGCTGGAACCTCTTGCTTTACTACGTAACTATAGTCCCCTTGCCCATGTGTGAAATTCCATGCTTCGTCTGGGCTCGATGAAAAAGAATTAGCTGGCTTCGTCGTTACTGCGGAATCGATCACCGCTGTATCGAACTTCGAGCCAGTTGGCGCTCGCTTTTCTTTTCTTGTGCTCGATCCTCTTATTACGTGCACAGATTTTATCTTCTTCCTTTTTAGAAATTCCTGCGTCTCTGCATACTGTGCTCTCACTAGCGCTTTGTACGCCTTGAAAGTCTGAGGCCAATTTTTTTTACTTTTCAACTCTTCGACAATTGGTGGTTTCAGTGATGCAAGTGTGTCTTTTGGTAAATTGAACTCGTCTGCTATTGCCATCTGCAACGCGTGCATGTGCCTATTGTATCCCTGCGATGTTTCTTCCCATTGGTCTCTGTTGAGTTTTACGAAGTCATATGCCCTGTCCTCCATGTTTTTATCATTTGGATACATGCCTTTAAAATCTTCATCCTTTGCAAGTCTGCTTGCGATGCTTTTATTTGTGTCGGATCTGAATCCTTCTGCATTGTACTTTCTCGTTCTATTTGTTAGGTCATCGAAATATTCAGTTCCCTTGTTTGATGGTTTTGTCGGTGGCAATGTTTTGTTTCCAAATTTTGGTGCTACCGCCTGCTCCAACTTCGGCTTCGGTGCCTTCGGTGGTCTTTTTAGTTTTGGCACTTTCTTTTTTAAAGATTTTTTTACTGCCGCGAGGTCACTTTCTTTCACAGTTGAAAAATATGTAAACGACTGTCCTTTCCATTTGTATTTGTACTCTAGCTGATTACCTGAAAACAATTCCACGCCTGTTATCTCTGCCCCTTTCATATCGAATCGTTTCTCTAGGTCCACCAATGCTTCCTCGTTATATTTGTCTATGCCTGTCGTCGTTGTTTTTAGATTGTCCGGAACTTTCTTTGCCTGCTGCGGTATTTTTTTTTGTGGCGACAATCCGTCGATAGGTTTTTTCTTTCCGAGCACTACCGCTTTCTTCACTGTCGGTACTTTGTGTGCTTTCAATGGCCTTTGAGAAACTTTGACTTTTGATTTTGGCGTCTGGAAACCTGGCTTTTTCTTTTTTGGTTTCTTTAGATATCCCTCAGTCGATGGCGTCGGCGTTGTATTGAGCTCGTACCCCTTTGGAACCTGAATCATTTCTATTCTAGGTACTGTCATCGTTCGACATTTGAAATGATACGGCGGCATCGTTACGCCATTCTTCACCATCTTGTTCGTCGACATATGCTTTGCGTACTGTCCGCGGTCGTCTCTTTTGCCTACTCCGGATCTCTGAACCGTTGCAAATTTCTTCCCAGTGTCTCCGATAGTAATTTTCTTCTCGCCAGTCGGCACACCGTTTTTATCTTTCAATGGTATCGATTTGTAAAACGGTGACACGTCTCTAATCATTTCCGGATCTTGTAGTCTGGTCGCTGCGATTTGATGCGCCATGCTGTCATTGACGCTTATTATCTGTCCGTCCATGCACCTGCAAATGTCAGAGGTTCTTTCATCTAGCATGGCCATGACTTCAAGCATTTCGATTCCTGCTTGGTCATATGTTGCCACCTCTGAGAATGACCTCGCCCTCGATACTGAAACCGCTGCGACAGTAGATGCGTACCCACTTCCATATTGTTTCGCCATTCCTGGCAATTGTTTTATGAGTTCTTTTCCTATTTCTGTTCTGCCCAGGCCATCCCGCAATCTCTTTTGGACAATGTATTTTCCTTTCGTTGTTAATTTGTCCGACAGTGCTCCGCTCTGATCTCTAATCCACCAACCTGACTGTCTTGCAATTGCGTCAATAGCGTCCTGGTCTATCTGTCTAAAGCTTTCTTGTACTCGTGGCAAAAACTGGTGCTTCAGTTGCTTTATGTTTTCCCCGTATACTGATTTGATGTTCAAGTCGATTGTTTGTTTTATCCCTGGCGCAGCAAGTCCGTATCCTTTGTCCACAGCGTCGAATAGCGATGTCCTTGCCTTGTTCCATAATTCATCAAACTGCTGTGTCGACATGTTTCCCCATCTTGCTCCCTGCAATAATGCGGATGTTTTTAAATAGTCTGACAATATCGGTTGCACTGTCTGAGATAATTCGTGCGTGACAGTTGTCGACATTCGAGTTGTAAATTCTGTCAGCTCTGCTCTCACTCTTGGATTAAATGCTTTTTCCAAAAGTGTTCCATCGTACAAAACTTCATTTCTGGTAGGCCCGTCATGTCCATGTAAAATCTCCAGCCGCTTCCACATGGTAATCCGGCCTCGCTTCATCGCCCTGTAGATAGCGACGCATCTGCCCCTGGCTCTGTGTTTTGCTTCCAGCCTGGCGGTTGTCATCGCATCTGACACAAGGCGGCTACAGACTGGCCTACGGCCTTCTGACGAGATGCTGATCGCATATCCGTTCGCATTTGTAGAAACTAGATAGCTTCTACATCCCACCGATAGCGCTGCCTTGACTAAGTTGTCTCCGAGGTCCAAGAAAGGCCACAGTGCAAAATATCCTTTGGACGGCGTGCTGTAATAATTCATACTACCTCAAGTTGTCGGGTAGTTTAGGCGGTCTTTTTACTCCGGCTGCTTTTAATTTATCTGAAATTGGAATCTTGTTCACCTCTGGTTTTTCGCAAACGACTGTTTTGCCGTTTTGTACAGTAAACCAAATGCCACATTTCTTACAATGCCCTGCGCCGCAATGTATCACGCTTTCCAGGGTCGGCATCTCTGGCGTTCCAATTAATTTAGATGCTGCGAATTGCATGGAGTTGCAGGCAGGACAATTTAAAATAATTGCTCCGGATCTGTGGCGTACAATTATCCCTTGCAACAACTTCATGCCTTTTGTCAAGTCGTCTTGGCTACCTAATCTCCACGGTCCTTCAAACATTTGCTGTCCTAGTCTGGCGGATCTGGCGGCGGCGGATTTCGAAAGTAAACAGGCAGACCGATATCTGTCGACGATACCAGACTGCTATTTATCAATCTTATGGACGCTGCCATACCTCTCGGTCGATGCCTGCCATCTGTTTCTATTAACATCAAAGTTGTCAATGGCCACGATACGCCATCTACTTCGTCGAGTACTGGCGGTTGTGGCCCTCCCTCTCCAATCGGGCCGTCTTTAATAGCTTTCAGTGTCAGTGCTTTGAAAATTTCAGTTAGTGCTTTCTCTGTTGCGTCCTCGTCAGTGTCTCTGTTGTTTACAATGCCCCATTCTATAGTGCCAATTTCCGGAACGTCGCACTCATACACTTGTGCTTCCATGTTTAATACGCCAACTGAATATGTATGGCCTGTCAATCCTTCTGAGTCCCAGGTCACTTCCCGGTCTTCTCCGTCCGGATATCTGACGACAAAGATGATACTATTCGGTATCGTCATCGTCTCCCTCGTTCGTCTTTGTGTTCAGAAACGCCGCGCCAACATCTACATCCATGCCGAGTGCTGAAAACTCCTCCACCACAATGTCTCTGATACGCGCTTCTACTTTTCCCATGCGCCTTGCTAAGTCGTTGAGATTGGAATCGTCGTCGTTTTCTTCTTCGTCTGGAAACCCTGGTTCTGTTGTCGCTGGTGCCCCTTGCCCTGGCGCTCCAGTTCCTATTCCGGCAAGAGTCATCGCCATCGGTTTCTGCGCCCATTCTTCTTTGATTTTCGATACTGGCTTGTTCAACATCTCTGCAATCAGTTGTCTGATTTCGTAAGGCAATAAGCCGCCTTGTGGTGCTGCGGCTTTTATGATGTTGACAATATCGTCCACGCTTCTCGTCGTTGGCGAGTTGCTTACAAACTTTAGCAAACGGATTCCTAGATCCTTCAAAATGTATTTATTGATTGCCCAGTCGGAGTCTTGTCTCTCCGGCTGAAACACTTGCTGCTCGGCAAACATAATCGACGCTATTGCTGTTGCTCTGTTTAGAGTTGACGGAGTGTACCCTCTAAGTAAAGGCGGCAATCTAAATGACGCGCCTATTCTGTCAGAACCTCTCTCGTCGTATCCAGTGAATAACGCGTCCTGCTCGTGAGCTTGCCTTAAACTTTGAAATTCCATTTGCGGCAAAACTGCTCTACCGTCTGCGGAGCTTTTTCCCATAGGTCGCGCTTGCACTACAAGAATCTTCCCGGCTCCTTCTGACCCTGCCATTTCTGCTGACAGTCTTGTTTCCAATCTGTCTTTGATGTCCGTCGGTATTTGTCCACCACTGCAAAACAAAAGGCCATATGGTATTGCATTGTCTCTCAGATAATAATAATTCGTTTCGTCCGCTTCTCTTCCACCGAGTACTTGCAAAAGGTTTCCTGTCCAGCGAGGCGGGGCGCATGGTGACTTCGGCGAGTGCTGTCCTTGCCACACAATCTCGTTTGCTGGCAGAACGTCTTTTCCTTCTGCTTTCTTCAGTTCTTTTTCGTCCTTGTACGGCTTGCCGGTTTTTCTTGAAATCGTTCTCGGGTCGCCTGGCGATTTGAAATATACTTTTCTATCCTGAACGATTTGCACGTAAATGCTAAAGCGTCTATTGACTACAATTTCTCGGTTCTCTGATAATGGCGTTACTGGGTCGTCTTCGATGGCTTCTACGAGTTCGCCCTGTTTTGCAATCGGTCTGACTGTGTATGCCGGAACATAGCTTACTCTTTTCAGTCTTCCGTATCCGTCTCTCTCTTTCTCGAATGTTCCCCAGCCATGTCCTTCGTAATCCTCACGCACGATGCGCCTTAGAGATGTAAACGATCTTTCGCTGCAACAGTTTTCAAAGAATGAATCGAAGAGATATTGTTCTCGTCGTAACTGCAATTTTATTTCTTCGACTTTAGCTTCGACCATCTCGTCAGTTACTTCATGCTCATTATCCGCCCCTTCTTCATCTGTCATTTCTGGATTGTCCAGCTCGTCGAGTCGTTCTGTCTGTGCTGCAACGGCCTTGTTCCATTTTCGAATCGTTGCTTTTGTGCGTTTTTCTTTTATCGCGTTTTTAAGTGATTGCTTGCATCGTTCGATTTCGTAAATGACGTCAGACTTCTCTGAGTCTGCGGCGAGTGCGGCTTCTTCGTTTTGTACCCACTGTTCAATTACCAGCGCTTGACGTACCGCTTCCCTCGCCTCTTCCGAATCCATATCGGCCATCCAAGGCTCCATGTAATCGTACTGATACCCGTACCCTTCGATATTTTGTGCATATGATGCAATGCTCGGCGCAAGGTGCGGCGTTATCTCAATAAAATTTAGAAGTGCCTCGGGGTCGTAGTCTGGTACTACAGCTCCCTGATCTTCGAATACGTTTTCCCTGTTTTGTATTCTCTGGATTGCTGACGCCTCAGATATTTCATTGCCAACAATGACCTCTGCTTTTGCAAGCAAAGTTTTTCTCGACAATCCCTTGTCTGACGCTTTCGTTTTGCGCCTACGTCTAGCCATTAGCTTTTTCCGTTGTATTGCAACAGGGTCGTTGCTCCCAGTGCTCCACCGACAGAAAATTTCGTTTTGATGTATCGATAATGCGCTGGTATCTCTCCCTGGCCGCTTGCTGTTAGGTCGTCAATCTCTGTCCAGTTCTGACCGGCTACACTGCCGAGCAACTGCCCGGTAAAAGATGCGCCTCCGTCGAGAGTGAAGTCATAACCGGCAACAATGTCTGTAGCGGCGTGCACTATACCGTCTTCTGCCAATACTGTGTCTCCGGCATTGTTCAACGGAATATCTATTTTAAAGTTGTTAGGCATCCCCATGACTTGTCTCCTTCATTGATTGTTTTATTAATTGTAACGCAAGAGCTGTCACCTCGCGCGTTTTTTTTGGTTTCTCTTTGTTGAGTACATCTGCTTCCAACATTGTGATTGCCTTCAGTCTTGGTTCCATTGGTAGCTTCATAATGTCTGCTGCCATATGCGCAGGAAAGTCTCCGCCGTCCATGTCCTTTTTCATTTGCTTCAGCAACTTGTCGAGCTGGTCTTCTTCGACTCCGCCTCGCCTTGTAACACATCGGCAAATTACCGGCACCTTGACTTCGTTGTTTTTGTTTTCTGGGTCTTCGATGGTACGCATTCCTCGCCGCCCCGTGCCGTGACAGCGTTTGCACCCCGGCTTTGCTTTGCTCATATCAACGTCTCTTGCAAGTCTTAATCTTGGTGCTCGGTCTGCCATTGTCTTTTTCCTTGTGTTGCTTTGCTTACTTTGCCGCTTCTAGTTTGTGCAATGCCTTGTTCCATAGTCTCCAAAAGCAATACCAGCATTTTACCTTCGGCAATTCGTCTTCTTTGTGTGTACAGCGCTTGCGGCTTTCGTTTGTTCGTGGTCCGGTTCCTTTTTTAATTCTATTGTAGTGCTTCCCAATTGACCTGAACAAAACCTTCACTTTGATTTGTGGCAGATACGGGTCATTGACAATCAACGGGATTTCGATCTCGTCAATTAGTCCCTCTTCTTTTTTGTAAATAAGTGCGGAGAGTTTTTCTTCGTCGATGTTCAGTTCACATCCGCCTGGCAACCAGATTGCAAACGGTATTATTCTTTTCCATTTCTCGTCGTCGACTAAAACCAGCGCGGGGCTCAGCGTTACGAATGCCGCGCCCTTCAACTCTTCCAGTGTGTTATCTTTGATGCTTACCGCCTTCATTTTAAAACCTTCGCCTGCGTTGTGACCTGCGACCTCATCATATGATGTACTTCCTCTCATCATCGGTTCTGCCTACTGTGATGTCTATTACATTCTGGCCTTCATCCGCTCCGTAGTCAAGAAAGTATCTTCGTACAATATGTATCGCTTGCGAAAATGCATCCACTAAATCGTCGTGTCGGCCAAATGGAAAATCTATCAACTGCTCAACCAGTGACCCGCGTCCTGGCACCCATAGATCTCCGTCTGGATTCAATGTCTCGTTGAAAATTATTGTGCCATCTTCAATTAGAGGTGTCGCTCCGGACAACCGAAGACCTTTGTTCACTGGCCCCGGTTTATAGACCTCCATCGTTCCTACCATAGTCGGCTCCAGGTTTATTACCCACTCGTCTACCGCTGACTGGCTTGCCTTCTCGACCACGGCCCTGAACGGCTTAAACCTTCTGGCGTCTTTGATTATTGTCTTTGCTTGCTCTTTGACGGTTTTGCGATAGTCCTCTGCTTCTAAAATATATATTTTATTCTTTGGCATATCGATTGCGAGAATCACTTTCGCTGCAAAATCTTGAGTAGCTTTTCCCGTTGGCGTTCCTGCTGTGTCGTACGATGTTATCGTTACCATGTCGTCGAATCGTTTTAAAAAATCTTCGTCCACTTCGATGTCTTTGAATTTTATCCACTCCGGCCTCACCAATGCGGATTCGAAGTCGACTGCTACATTTCTAAATGCTCTATTGAACTCGACGCTGCCTATCTCGTCGTGTCGTTCTATTAGCGCTGCTGAATTCCACTTGTCATCCCACAGTGCTCCAAAGTTGTCCGGCACCGCGTAAAATAATTTGTCGTAAGCTTTGTTCTCCATAAGCATATGGCTCAAATCATCTTTATGCCATAACGTGCATATGTACCAAATTCTTGAATCCGGTTCTAAAAGGTTTGTCCAGTCAGACTTCCATGCCTGTTTGATTTGTTCTCTCAACGCTGGAAACGATAAAGCGTTTCTTCTGTCGACTACATCGTCTGCGACTAAGAGGTCCGCCCGTCCGCCCGTTGCTGTTGCTGTTACGCCGAGCGCTTCAACGCTTGCATCTCTGTACCTGGCTGACCTTTGAATAACAATCTTGTGTTTGCTCCACTCCCCAGAATCTGCCGGTCTGAGATGAGGGAATATTTCTATCACTCTTGGATTGTACATAAGGTTCTGTACCACTTCGTACAATCGCTCTTTCGCTTTGCCGTCTGACGCGCAAGCTATTTTTATTCTTAGGTTTGGATTTCTTCCAAGCTCCCAAAGAATGCGAGCCACCATCTGTGATGTTTTTCCGTGGTCCCTTGGCGCTACGATTATAAGCCGCTTGCTCGTGTCCATCGCCTTTGACCACTCATCGTGAAACCATTGCTGCTGAAACGGCATTCCTGTTTCTTCATTGCAGAAACAGTATTCAGCAAAAGCCGGAAACCATTCTCGGCATCGGCGCTTCTGTAGCTCGTTCATATTCACGTGAGCTTCTATCAGCTCTGAACGTGTCACTGGCGGTATCCACTTCTCCTCGTCGAAACCTGGCAAGTGCGTTACCGGCTTTTTGAAGTTCGGATGCAGTGTGTTTTTTTCTGGTTTAATCAATTCTTCTTGAATTCCTTGTGGCAACTCGGACACTTGATGCGCTTCGCTTTGTCGTTCCAGTCATATGTCAGAATGTTTTGCAGATTGTTTATCTCTCCCTCGCTGAACGGCATGGTAGCAGATAGTTCTTGCGTGCCAAATTCCTTTGCAAGGTCTGTTATGCTTTCCGCAAGTTTTATTCTGTCCGGTGCAAATCGTGTTTCGTTTGTCTCGACTGCAATTTGTTTTGCTGCCAATAGTGTTATCTTTCCCAGGTTGTAACAAATGACTTTCTTGTATCCAAGTGTTTTGTACGCCTTCAGTCGGTGGTTTCCGTTTACCACCTCGAACTTGTCGTTCTTCATCTCTCGTACAATTATGTTTTCGACCTGGCCGTTCTTGCGTAGGTTCTCTATCAGCTTTCGTTCTGTGAGCGCATCTTCCTCTTTGTAGTTCCAGTCGGCCTTTGTCAGTTTGCCTATTTCGATTTCTTTAAATCTCTTGTCGACTTTACTCATCGTCGTGCTCCTCGAAGTTATGGCCACAATGCGGGCAATTGATTGTCTGTACTTGTGGCGCTGTCTCCTCGATACCTTTCTTCTTCTTTGGTGTCGTCGTCGTCCCTACTCGTGCTGCTCCAAGTTTGTCAGGAGGTTGCTTATTTTCTTTTTTTAAGTCGATGTCTGATATTTCTTTGAACCTATGGATCTCTTCGTTTGAATACGGCAAAGTATGCTTCTCAAAATCGTACTTGACGTTCAAGTCGTACTTGACGTCCCGAGTAATCTCCGCAATCAGACTGCTCAATCTGTACAGTGATGGCTTAAAGTTTGTCTCGTTTGTTTCGATGGCAATTCGCTTGGCCTCTGACAGTGTGATATTACCGAGGTTAAAACAAACTGCGTCCTTTGCTCCAATGTCTCTCAGTGCTTTCAGCCTATGGTTTCCGTTGACAACCTCGTGCGTCCCGTCGTCCAGCTCCCGAGTGATAATATTTATTATTTGACCGTTCTTCTTGATATTGTTTGCTAGGATGCGCTGTGTCATCTCGTTGTCTTGTTTGTAATTCCAATCGGCTTCTACCAATTTTGCAATCGGTAAACTGTTCATTCCCTTTTTCATTTTGCGCCCCCATAGTATTGATTGTTCACCGTCATCTCAAACCTCTTGTGCTGACACGCAGACATCGCGCCTCTTATGTCGTATGGCTTGGTCTCCAAGTTTGGTTGACCTATTTGTTTTTTCGCAATGTCGATATATGTGCGTATAAAACTCTCTTGGCGTTGATAGGTTTTTTGCATGACCTCGCTATCCTTGTCGTATGCAACAAACTTCTTCCCGTCGAACATTTGGAATCGTCCGAATCTTAAATTCGATTGCCATGACGTTGAGTCCGTCGAATAATAATTTGAATTGTACATCAGCCCGGGCTGAGTACATCCGAGTAGATGTATCTTCGGATACTTGCTCGCATCTCTTCTTACACGTGCCATTAGGTTGTTTAGTAGCACGTCCAATTTCTGCTTTCTGTTTTTCGCAATGATTCGGAGTTCTGGTACTGAAAATGCTATGTACGGATACTTGTTCGCAAGCTCCAACAGTCCGTCAATATCTTCCTCGACGTGCCAAACGTAAATTGTTTTCTCTATTGGCCAGTTGTCCGCTATGTACTTGCGCAGCTCTGCCAGTGCGTCCAGTCCCAATACCTTATGGACGTCCATCTCTACCATGACGTGTCGATAGTTCATCTCTCTCAGATATTCGATGTACTTCACCGTATATCTTTTCAATTCGTCGAATGAATACTTTTGCCCAGCTCCAGCGCCAAACATCAGAGTGAATAAACCGGAATCCATAATCCAATTCGCGTCCGTCTTGTCATAGAGATTCCTCCAGCGCATTCGTTCTTTCTCTCCCATTGATAATCGGTTGTAGTAATACGAACATAGCAAGTTTGGTTTCGATGTTGCGTCAGCGGCGCTTGAACCTGCCAATGGCATCAATGTAAACCGCGTATCCTCTGCTCCTGCCAAGTGTAGTCTCATTCGGTGTCCTCAATTATCGCGCCGTTCTCATTGTCCTCGAGTACCTTGCAAGTTGTCAGTGCGAAATATTTCATCAACACTTCTGCGATGCTTTCACATGAACTGCTTCCGAAATTGTATCCCGTCCCATTGTGTCCTTTGTATCTTTCGAAACTTCTCTCGAAATATTGTAGTATCTCTCGCTTGAAACAAATGAACTCGATGTCTCTCTCATTGTGGTCTACTTCTTTTTTGCAAGTTATGTGAAATACATGCCGGTGTGGATTCCTTAAATAGATTGCCTCTTCTATGTTGCACTTCGGCCAATAATGGATTCCTTCTACCTGTAGCGTCACTACTATGTATCGCTTCATGCCTGGCCTTTCCCTACTAGTGCAAGAAACTCTCTCCTGGATTTCTCGTCATCTTTGAATATCCCTCGCACCGCGCTTGTGACCATCACACTTCTGTGTTGTTTAATTCCTCTGGCCAACATGCATAGGTGCTGTCCCTCTATGACCACCATGCATCCCTTCGGTTCTAACTTCTCGACCAGTGTGTCTGCAATTTGTGTTGTCATCTTTTCTTGTATCTGAAGTCGTCGGCCAAACATTTCCACCAATCGCGCCAGCTTACTTATGCCGACCACTTTGCCATTGGGTACATATCCAATATGCGCAACATAGGAAAATGGCAGTACGTGATGCTCGCACGTTGAGTATCCAATGATATCTCGCAGAACAACCATCTCGTCACATGCGCCATCCTCGAATACTGTTTTCAAAATGTCGTCCGCGTGCTGACTGTACCCTTCGAACAGTTCGTTGTATGCCTTGTCGACTCTTTTCGGCGTGTCGATTAATCCTTCCCTGTTCGGCTCTGGGTCGATTGTTGTCAGTAATGATTTGACTAGTGATCGTCTATCGATTCCGTTCGTATTCCCCATGCTTCACTCCTGTTTTTTTTCTTACTATGTTTACTGCCAAATAGCAGAACGGCGTATCGATGGCAGCTAGTAACGCCTTCGCGGTGTACTGTCCAGCCATCATCGCTATTAAAGTTTCCGCATCAAGTCTTCCGAAAAAGGCCACGGTGACAAACACAAACGTATCAATCAATTGTGATATCATTGTCGACCCGTTATTGCGCAGCCATAGCCATCGCTTGTTCGTTTTCTTTTTTATCCAATGGAATATTCGAACGTCAAGTGTTTGTGATATTAGATAGGCAATCATTGAACCTAGCACGATGCGCGGTACTGGTGCGAATAGTTTTTCAAATGCCTCGCTCATCTCAGTGTCAATGGAATCGAATTGCAGTACCATCCAGACAAAAAAAACGGCGAGTGCCTGGGCGCCTAATCCTGTCCAGACTGCCCTTTGTGCCGTCCGCTTTCCAAACACTTCAGACAGTACATCAGTTAGTAGGAATGTCACAGGATACAATAGCGTTTCTGCCACAAATGTAAACGGTCCCGCATTGATGACATTCCCGCTGACCGCATTCGTCATAACCACTGACGCTGCGAATAGTCCAGTCAGTATTGCGATGGTGCTCGATGCCTTTTCATCTGCTGGCCTCTTCCACTTCATTATCGTATCTCCATGATTCGATGAATCTGCGGCAGCACGTAAACCGTTCGCCCCTCTTCCAACCATCTCAATGACCACGCGATTGCAATATCACAATTTCTCTTCCAGTGCTGGTCCACTGTGTACGCGCTTTGCCTTGCCAATTCCTCGCTTGGCGTCAATGGTTGCAAGTACATTTTAATTGCTGGCTTCCTTGCCAAACCTTTTCCCTCTGCAACAGCCATAACCTCTTCCATGTCCCTTGCTGAAAGATGATCGTGCGGTACAAGAAATTTCACAACGTCCGCGTTGCGCAGTATTGTCGTTGAGTAGTTCATTGTCTTCGGTGACACTACTACTTGTGTTAGTGCTAGCAGAACATAAGTAAGTTCTTGCTCATGCTCCTTGTCCCTGAAGATAGACTGATCGCCATTCGTCTCGATGCCAAAGTCATAGCGATTGTCTATCGATAGTTCCTCAATCAATTGTATGTCCAAGTGCAGAAGCGGCTC